TTCCGAAATGCAAAAGTATTCACAGGACCAAAGATATTTATTATGTAATGTCTATTGGAAGGAAGTTAAGTTAGAATCATATACCGACTATCCCCAGGCAGCAACGGAGAACGCTAAAATAGCTTTACGCTGGGCTGAAGAGCATGGATGGGGTGATTGTGCAACTCCGGTAGGTAAACAAAGAGCAAATCAGTTAGCAAACCGTGAGCCGATATCGGAAGATACTATCTCAAGAATGGCGGCTTTTGAACGACATAGACAAAACTCTAAAAAAGAATTAGGGGATGGATGCGGTAGATTAGCTTGGTTAGCTTGGGGAGGTGATGAAGGTATCGAATGGAGTAAAAGAAAATTAAAACAGATTAGGAATGAAGTCTAAAGAACTCAGCCACAAACTAAACTTTGGAAAACGAAAGGTAGGCAAGTATAAAAAAAGAAAAGGACCAAAAGACAAACCCGTTAAAAAATACAGAGGTCAAGGATGAAACTATCTAACATAAAACCAAACCCAAAGAACCCTCGGATAATAAAAGACGACAAGTTTAAAAAGTTAGTCCAGTCAATTAAGGACTTCCCCGAAATGATGGAGAAGCGTCCAATGGTTTGCGTAACGGATGTAGATAAAAAGATTTACCCTTTAGGAGGGAATATGAGATTAAAAGCCATTCAAGAATTAGGGCATAAAGAAATACCTGATACTTGGGTCATGTTAGCGGATTCTTGGACTCAAGAACAAAGAAACGAATTTACCATTAAAGACAATGTAGGTTTCGGTGAATGGGATTGGGATAGTTTAGCAAACGAATGGGATAGTGAAAAGTTAGATGAATGGGGATTGGACGTTCCAGGATTTGAACCTGAAGTATTAGAGGCTGAGGAAGATGATTTTGCGGTGCCTGAAGGCGGAGTTGAAACGAACATAGTATTAGGCGATTTATTTGAAATAGGAGAACATCGTTTACTTTGTGGGGATAGTACGGATAGCGACCAAGTTGCTAAACTAATGAACGGAGAAAAGGCAGAAATTAGTTTTACAAGTCCACCATATAATGCAGGCACAACACCTACTGAAATAAAAATGGGTAAAATTTCTAAATATGCAAATGACAATGATAATAAAGATGAAAGCGATTATTTAAAATTATTAATGGATTTTACAAATAATACTTTATTATTTTCAGAATATAGTTTTATAAATATTCAAAGTTTATCTGGAAATAAAACAGCTTTAATTGATTTTTTATATAATATGAAATCTTTTTATGCTGATACTATTATATGGCAAAAACAAAACGCACAACCTGCAATGGCTGAAAACGTATTAAATAGTCAATTTGAATATATACATATTTTTAGTCATAAAGCAAATAGAGCAATTGGAACAAAAAAATTTAGAGGTACTTTGAGCAATGTTTTAGAAATAAGTAAACAAACAAAAAACGAAATAAAAGAACATAATGCAACTTTTCCAATAGATTTAGCAAATTATTTTGTATCTAATTTTGCAGAAAAAAGTATTATTGATTTATTTTTAGGTAGTGGTACAACAATGGTAGCATCACACCAACTTAAACGCAAATGTTACGGTATGGAATTAGACCCGAAGTATTGCCAAGTGATAATTGACCGAATGAAAAAACTCGACCCGACATTAGTTATTAAAAAGAACGGTGTTACAATGATTTAACAGAGATTTATGGCAAATAAGTTAGATAATTTAATACCATTCAAAAAAGGTCAGTCAGGTAATCCCGACGGAAGACCCAAGAAGATTGAAAACGTATTAACGGATTACTTCTTAGCGGAGCATAATTTAAAACTAACTAAAAGCCAAAGTCAGGACATTATAAAAACAATCCTCGGTAAAACAAGAGCCGAGTTAATGGAGTTAGCAAAGAACGATAACCTACCTTTTTGGGTTGCATTAATAGCAAAGAAAGCAACGAGGGATTTCGAAAAGGGAAGCATTCATATATTAGACGTATTATTTGACCGTGTTTACGGTAAGCCTAAAGAGGAAGTGGACCACGTTATAAGCCACGAACAAAGGATATTTAAACAAATAGACTTGGATGCTCCAGAAGACAACAGCTCAGCGGAAAATATCTAAATTAAAAAAAAGAGTTCGGATAGTTCAAGGGGGTACAAGCTCCTCTAAGACTTTCAGTATCATTCCTTTACTTATTGATTACGCTGTATTTAAACCTAAAACCGAAATCAGTATCGTATCGGAATCAATCCCACACTTAAGACGTGGAGCTTTAAAAGACTTTATTAAAATAATGGATTGGTTAGGAATGTACCGAGAGGAACAGTTTAACCGAAGTACACTCCGATATGATTTTGTTAATGGTTCTTACATAGAGTTTTTCTCAGCGGACCAAGCGGATAAATTAAGAGGTGCACGAAGAGACGTTTTATTTGTTAATGAGTGTAACAATATAACCTTTGAAAGTTACCATCAATTAGCCATTCGTACAAGGCGGTTTATTTATTTAGATTACAACCCGACATCGGAGTTTTGGGTTCATAAGGAGTTATTATCGGACAAGGATGCCGAAATGATTATATTAACTTATAAAGATAATGAAGCCTTAGACAAGGACTTAGTAAAAGAAATAGAAAAAGCTAAGGAGAAGGCAAAAGAATCTTCATACTGGGCGAATTGGTGGAAGGTTTACGGATTGGGTGAGGTAGGTGTTGTTGACGGAGTTATATTCGAGAACTGGGAAGTAGTTAAACAAATACCTGAAACCGCTGAGTTATTGGGTTATGGATTAGACTTCGGGTTCACGAATGACCCTACCGCTTTAATTTCGGTTTATAGGTTTAATTCCGAGCTTTATGTTAAAGAGTTAATCTACAAAACAAGGTTAACAAATAACGATATAGTACAGAGGATGATTGAGTTAGGAGTGGACAAATATAAGGACATCATAGCGGATTCAGCCGAACCCAAAAGCATAGAGGATATTTACAGAGGTGGATTCAGGAATATCTATGGAGCGAAAAAAGGACCGGATTCAATAAGAAATTCAATCGACAAACTTCAACGGTATAAGATTAACATAACCGAGGACTCAACTAACGTAATTAAAGAATTTAGAGGGTTTACATGGGCTAAGGACAAGACTGGAGCGCAAACAGGAGAACCCATCGGAATAAACGACCACGGAATAGCAGCATTAAGATATTTCGCTTTAAATAAGCTTGACCAAACCCGAGTAACCTTCCTGTGACAAATAAACAAATTAAAGGTATTTATAAATATGATTCCAACTAATTACAAGGATATAAAGTTAGAACAACTGGCAGGAGTTCACAAAATCCTAAAATCGGATGATGACCACGTAGACAAATGTATACGCTTATTATCTTATTTAACAAATAAGTCAAGAAGGTATTATGAGTCATTACCTTTGTGGAAACTTCAACACTACTTTAAACAAATAAGCTTTTTATTCCAACCTAACCCTAAACTACCAGTAAAGAAAGTCATTTGGTTAAATGGATATCCTTATAAGGCTTTATTGGATGTTTCTAAGTTCTCAAGTTCACGCTATCTATCTTTAAAGCATTATGTTAGCAACGGACAAACAGAACAAAACCTACATAAGATAATAGCTTTAATGTATAAACCTTTATTTAAGAGTGATAAGTTAGATGAGGAGGGGAACTATAAAGATGATTCAATGAATGAAATAAACCGAAGAGCTGAACTAATAAAGGGCAAAAGTTGCTACGATGTTTACGGAGCGGTTTTTTTTTATTCCAAAGTGTCCACAATCTTGAGCGCCCGTATGCAGACCTATTTGGAACAAGCGATGGAGAAGATAAACCACCACATGAAAGAACTAAATCTAAATTAATAACTCACTACGGATGGTATCACATTTTAAACATAGTAACGGACAACGACCCATTCAAAGAAGAGGAATTAATGAAGTGGAATGTAAGGAGATTGTTAAACAGATTAATGTATTTAAAAGACAAAGCAAGCATTGAAGCTTGGGAGGCTGAACTTGGAAAGCATAAATAAAATAATAGAAGATTTTGCGATTAAGTTAGTTAATGACTTAAGATTATCACTTAAAAATAAAGGTGTTAGTTACGGAGGTGGTCAGGAGTCAAGGTTAGCTGCTTCTATTAAATACAAGTTGACGTATCCAAAGGATGATTTAAAAATGGATATATCAATGAATGAGTATTGGAAGTGGGTTGATGGTGGTCGTGGAGCTGGTCCGGTGCCTTCAGATAAGATACTACCTTGGGTAAAGAAAAAAGGTATAGCCCGTAAATTCGCTCAAGAAAAAAAGATGCCATTTGATAAAGCATCTAAATCTTTGGCTTTTTTAATATCAAGGAAGATAGCAAAGAACGGATATAAGGCTAATCACTTTTTTACTGAAGTAATTAACGACGGAAGGCAGGAAATATTAGCGCAGAAAATAAGACAAGAATACGGTAAAGTAATTAAAAATAATTTAGACACATGGCAATCACAATAACCAAGAGGCCTCATCGGATAGTCCCTGCATTCAATGATATAGAATTTGAGTTCTCAGGAAGCAACGTAACAAGCACCTCACAGTCATTTCAAGTTGTTGTAACAATAGGCTCAACAAGTTACACATTCAACATTGACCCACATCCAACTACATTTAAAGGTTATTTCAATTTAAGACAAGTAGCTGAAAAGCACGTAGTAAATTACTATCCATTTGGTCTTGACGGATGGCAATTAGTAACCGGTGGAATAGAAAAGTTTATAGTAGACATTAACGAAGTATACGGAGCTCCGCCAACAGTACACACAGGAAGCACAGGTAATGTAGTATTAGCATGGAACGGTTCTTTAAATATGAGCGAACGAGCTATATACGAAGAGAATGATTTTGTTAATGTAGGTACGGACAGAGTAACTGCTTTAAATAACTTAGATACTATAACAAAAGTAAAAACCGACCAAGATGCTGTACTTTACTTTTTACAGAGCCCAGCGGATTACATTACAACGGTTAAATTAATTACTTATAATTCAAGCGGAACAGCTTTAAACTCTTATTTCATTAATAACTCTTATACGACATTAGCACCTAATAACACCTATAACACTACAAATAAATACGTATGTATTAATATGGGTGTGGCAAGTTTAACGCAATTATTCGCTAATTCTCCTGCAAGCTTTACGGCTGTTACTTCGCCTGTAGTAAGTTCATCGCCTTTATTCATAGGTACTGAATCTTACTATACGTGTACGTTTTATTCTAACTTAAACATGACTCCGAAAACCATACGTTTTGATATAGATGAAACGTGTGCTAAATTCTACAATCAACCACTTTATTATTTAAATAGATACGGAGCTTATGACTGGATTAATATGTACGGAAACCATAAGAAAAAAGACAATGTAACACGCTCTACATATAATGCTCAGTTAAATAAATTCGAGGCTTCATATACTAATAGTACGTTCACGACTAACTATACTAAAAGCCCACCATTAAGTATTCAAAGAAAAGTTTTATCAAGCACGTACGAAAAGGCACATACTTTACAATCTAATTACTTATCGGACTTTCAAGTATTAGCATTAGAGGATTTATTCACTACTGCTGAATTGTTTTTAAACTCAGGATATCAGGATTATAAAAAGTTAGTACCAACGGATACAACTTACGAGTTCAAATCTAACAAAATTGATAAACTAATCAACCTTCAAGTTAACGTAAACGAAGGAATAACAGAACGCAGACAATTTACAAATGACTAGACTATTTATAGCCGGAACTGAAGTACCTGTAATGCAGGACTTAGGAATTAAGATAACCTATGCGGTAGCGGATATGCGTACACCTGAATTTAGGGATTTTGATTTCAGTAAGACAATATCTTTACCTTCAGTTAAAACAGTAGATAGGCTATTTGAGTTTATTTTTGATGTTAACTTAGATTTACAAACCTTTAACCCTAATAAAAAAACAGATGCTGAAGTTTATTTAAACGAGCATAGAATATTCAAAGGCTCTATTCAAATTGTTAGAATAGAGATGAATCTTCAAACTGGTCAGTATATTTATTCATGTAATCTAATTGGCGAAGGTGGGGATTTATTTAAACAAATAGGCGATAAACTATTAATTAATAACGATGATTCAGCGGATGACATCGACTTAAACTCTAATCCTTATTCTTATAACTTTAACCACGCATTAGATAGGTCAACTATTCAACGCTCTTGGGGTGATTGGAACGGAACAGGATACAACGGAAGCAACACACCAAAGAATTGGAACGGTTCAGCATTTGTTAATACTGTAGCTGGTTATGGGTATAGATATCCGTTAATTTATTACGGTCAGTATCAGTTTAACAATTTATCTCAAATGTTTGGGCATACTTGGGAAACGAGATACATGCGTCCGGCTATACCTATTTATCAAATCATAAAACAAATATTCACAAAAGCCGGTAAGACATTTACAAGTACATTTTTAGAATCAAGCAACTTTAAAAAGTTAGTAATACCATTCTCAAACGAAAGTTTAGAACCGGACCCAACAGAATACAATAATAGGACATTCTCAGTAGGGTATCATACACTTTACACGCAATCTTTTACTGCTCCGACTTTAACATTTATAACATCAGTTAGTGGTACTTATTTTTATACAACAGGGTTAAATACAGTAGCTTTAACAAATCCAAGAGAAACACCAACAACTGCTCCTGCTTATAATTATTACGATAACGGAAACCAACATAACGCTACGACTGGTATTGTAACAGTAGGTCAAAGCGGTAACTATGTTTTAAGCCTTTTCGCTGGCACTCCTGTATTTAATCACAATATAAGTAACACAATAACAACAGCTACGATTGTAGGTGGTGCATATATTCAAAGGTCAACGGATGGAGGTTCTACATGGACCACAATCGCACAAACAAACTTTAACACAGGTGCCGGTATATCAGGCCCAACAATTTACGGATGGAATGTAAATGTAGATGTAGAGATATATTTAGATGGTGGAGATTTGATTAATACATTAGTTGATTATACTCTTACAATAACTACAACAGGAGCAATATCAGGTGGCTTTACATCTTCATCCATAAGTTCGGGTTCATTCACAATGCAAAACCAATCCGAAGAGATTGACGAGGGGATGACCGTAGTAATAAATAAATGCTTACCTGTTGGAGTTAAGCAATTAGATTTATTAAAAGACGTTATTAAGATGTTCAACCTTGTTTTTATGATTGACAAGGATGATGAAAATAACTATATAATAGAACCATTTGTAGATTCAAGCAATCCGACTGAAAGTTTTTATCCGATGATGGGTGTTGCTTCAGGTTCGGGAACTAATTATGAAGTATTTGATTGGACTGATAAATTAGATATAGGTAAAAAGTTTGAAGTATTGCCGATGCAAGAACTTGACTTTAAAACCTATACTTTAAAATATAAAGATGATGGAGATTACCTAAATACTAAGGACAAAGAGATTTTAGGTGAAACTTTCGGAACAAAGGAAATAGAAGTAGACAATGACTTTATAAACCAAGCTAAGACAAATGAATTAGGATTTAGTGCTACGCCAAACGCATACCCTAATTTATACACAGCTACGGTTCCTTATATTTATTCATTCGATAACGGAACGGTAAGTAAATTCAAACCTAATATTCGTTTGTTATATTATAATGATTGGGTTAATGGTACTAATTATGTAAGCGGAGTAGGGTACGGAACTATATTTAAAGATTGGACATTATACGGATTTACTACAAGTTTATACACCGCTGTATTTACTGGTAATGGTACATCTCAACCAACTTATGGTTATTATCCTTATGCCGGACATACTGATAACCCATTAACACCTACTTACGATTTAAACTTTCAAACTAAATATTTAGATTATCCATTCTTAGGAACTTTTACTACTAACAATCTTTATAACCTATACCATAAAGCTTTTATCGATATGGTATCGGACCAAAATTCAAAAGTAGTAAAGGCTTATTTTAATCTAAGTGCAATAGATATAAAGAATTTCACATTCAGGTCAAAAGTATTTATTAATAACACTTATTATTTAGTTAATAAGATAGTTGACTTTGACCCACTAAGCTCACAAACAACCTTAGTAGAACTTATTAGAATGCCTTTATACAACGGATTTACTCCTGAGGTATATAACCCTGACAATGGGCCTAATTTAAGGCAATTAAGCGGTAATACTAATTTAGGAGGTAGTGGTAATAATAACTACGGAGCGGATAGTGCTGTTATCGGAGGTAGTGATAATTACATATCCGATGGTGCAAGGAATGTAAATCTAATTAATTGTTCGGGTGTAATAGTTAATAGTGATGTACAGAATTTCACAGGAGTTGGTTTAACTAACGAAGTGATAGAAGTACAGCACTCAGGTGTTTCGATGTTACGTGGTAGTATCGGAGGTTACACAAGGTTAGTAGGTACAGCAGCTTATACTACTGAGGATATTTATAGTATTTATTTAGTAGATACAAGCGACGGAAATATCTATGTAACTTTAAATGACAGAACGGATGAAGTAACATTTAAAAAGCTTGGAGCACCACATAAATTAATTATAACACCCGATGAAGGAACTATTGACGGGAATGCAACATACGAAATAAACACAGCAAATCATTCAGTAAAAATTGTAAAATGGAACGGAAACTGGTACATAACAGCGATATATACTTAATGGATAATATTCTCGATGGTATCGACGGATTATTCTTTACATTAACTATGTATACTCAAAACAACGAAGAGATTAACCAATTAATAAAAGACATTCAAAATGGCTGAAAATATAGCTTTCTCAATTACTATCGGTGGAGTTGACCGAGAGATAAAAACAATGCAAGACCTTAAAAAGGCTATTAAGGATGCTAACAACGAATTATTACAAGCAGGCGAAGTAGGTACACAATCTTATGCAGAAGCTCAAAAGAAGGTAACGGACTTAAAAGACAGATTAGGAGATTTAGGGGATGCAGCAAAAGTACAAGGTACAGCAGTTGAAAAGCTTGGAGCGAGTACCGGATTACTTGGAGAAGGTTTTAAGAACTTAGATTTAGACAAAATAAAGATAGGTTTTAAAGGAATAGGCGATGCGATTAAGGCTAACCCTTTAATGTTCTTAATAGGGATAATTATTCCTTTACTTGAAAAGTTTAAAGTATTTGAAATTTTAATAGGTGGTATTTCTAAGGCATTTGACTTATTAACGGATGCTATTGGATTAACTAATAAAGCAGATGAGGAAGCTTCTAAATCTTTTATAGAAAATAAAGAAAAGGAAAAACAAGTATTAAATGATAGATATGAATCTGAAATAACATTAGCAAAAGCTGCTGGAAAGGATGTATTTAATTTAGAACAAGAAAAAAGAGATGCATTAATCAAGTCAACAAATGACCAATTAATGGATTTAAGAGCTTTATATGAAAAGAAAAATGGATTTAATGATGAAGAGTTAAAAAAATACGGTGACTTACAAACACAACTTTTAAAGCTAACAACAGAACGCAATGCTGCTGAAATAAAAAATGAAACAGATAAGATTAATGAATTTAATAAATTACAAGATGATAGGTTAAAATATACAACGGATGTTAGTAAAGGATTAATGTCCAATAATGAAAGAGAAATTGCTAATTTAAAAGAAAATCAAGCGCAAAGACAAGAGCAATTAAAAAAACTTTATGAAGATAAAATTGATTCTGAACAAGCGTATATTGAATGGCAAAATAAAGCATTAGAATTACAAAAATTAGAAAATAAAGAATATAACGAACTTATTTATAATCAAAATAAAGCTCAAATAGATGCTACAAAAGCTGCAAATGAATCATTAATTCAAAAAATAAAAGATTTAAAAAATAAAGATTATTTAGAATCGATTGAAGATGAACGCAAAAGAGCTTTAGAAACTTTAAGAATACAGAACGAAGCTCAAGCGGAAGACATTAACAAATCCAAAGCAAGTAAAAAACTAAAAAACGAAGCTTTAGCTCAGTTAGATATTGATTATAAATTACAACAAAAAGAAATAAATAAAGAATTTGATAAAAAGGATGAGGAAATAAGAAAAGAAAATGAAGCAAAAGAAAAGGAACTTGAGCAAAAAAGATTAGATGCTATTAAAAAAGCCAATCAAGATGCTTTAAATGAGGAAGCTAATTATAACGAATTAAGAATACTACAAACTCAAGAAGATACTCAGGCCCGATTAGATGCTGAAATAGAAGCAATACAATTTAAATTATTTAGAGAAACACAATTAACTGAAAAGTCCGAAGGAGAAAAGTTATTAATTAAAAAGCGTGCTGAACAGTCAATAGATAAATTAAGAGAAGATTTTGCTAAAAAAGAACGTGAACGTAGATTTAAAGAAACACAAGACAATTTAGCTACAAGCGCATTAGTTAATAAAGGTTTAACCGACTTATCAACGGTATTCTATAACACTAAATTAAATAACGCTAAAAAAGGCTCAGCCGAAGAAGAGAAGATTTTAAAAGAACAATTTGAAGTAAATAAAGCCTTTCAAATAGCTAACGCTGTTATTAACGGAGCTATGGCTGTTACTTCGATATTAGCTTCTCCTGCAAATAAAGTAGACCCATCCGGAACGGTAATGGCAATACAGATAGCTGCTGCAATAGCTTCAACTGCTGCTCAAATATCAACCATTGAACGGACAAGGTTTCAAGGGGGCGCACCTCAAGCACCTGAAGCACCTAACATGGGTGGAGCTGGCGGACAAGCACCAACAGGAACACCACAAATGCCACAAACCCGAACTGAACAGGGTACATTCTTAAATGAACAAGGACAAACGACTGGAAGATTAGATACCAAAGTATATGTCCTCGAATCAGATATAACAAATACACAAAGAGATGTTAACCGCGTAAAAACACAATCAAAAGTATGAAAGAACTACCAATAGTAAAAGCTATCCTAACGGATGATAACCAAGGACTTAAATTCATGTCCGCTGTTGAATCCCCTGCCATCATGGTTAATTGGGTTAAATTCAACGATGAAAAGCCTATTAAAATGGCTATACAAAACGAAGAGCAACAAATAGTATTCGCTCCGGCCTTAATTCCTGACTTACCAATTTACAGGAATCATAACGGACGTGAGTTTTATTTAATGTTTGATAAAGAAACCATCGAACAAATCGCTCTTAAGTTTGCAAAGGATAATTTGTTAAACTCTATTGATTTAAATCATGACGGAATTAAATTAAGCGGAGTTCAAATCTACCAATCCTTTGTAACTAATGAACACACCGTAGATAATGTTAAAGCATTTGAAACACTACCCATCGGTACATGGTTCGTAGGTGCCAAAGTCGATAATCAAGACGTATGGCAATTAATCAAAGAAGAGAAGTTAAACGGATGGTCTATTGATGGCTTATTTGAGTTTAAAATAGATGACAGTTTATCCGATAACGAAATCGAGCAAATGATTGATGAGGTGTTAAATAGCACCAAAAATTAACTTAATGGTATTTAAAAATATATGGAAAAAAGTCAATTAATCGAAAAGGTAAAAGAGTTCATCGTAAAGTTGACCTCTCAGCCGGTAGCGGAGCCTGTTAAATTGGGTGAGGCTATGACCAAAGATGGTCAAAAAATGTATTTCGAGGGTGACACACTTGCAGAAGGTTCTAATGTATTAGTTGAGAATGAAGCAGGCGAAAAGATGCCAGTTGCTGACGGAGAATATCTGTTAGAAAATGGTACTAAGGTAGCAGTAAAAGATTCTAAGGTCGCTGCCATCGTTGCTGAAGAAGAAACTAAGGATGAAGAACTTGTTGAAGTTAAACCTGAAGAAAATAAAATGGTTCAAATTGAATCACAAGTTGCTCAACTACAAAAGCAAGTTGAAGATTTAACTAAGCTTAACGCTGAATTCATTGAACAGCAAAAAGTTGTTATGAGTTCGGTACAAAGTTTACTTGAAACTCCTGTGCAAATGTCTAAACAAGAACCAAATCGTGAATTACGTTCTTTTGAAAAGCACTTAGCTGAACAAAAACGTCGTAACGAATTGTTAAAAGGTTTATGAGTAAATATAAATTTTCAGATTCAGTTAAACCCGTAACCGTAGAGGTATACGAAAATGGCTTGTATATTAACAAACAAGTTGTAGGTATATTCCCTTATGGTATCCAATCGGGTGTTATAACTGAGGATATGCTAACGGATTCAATGTGCGAATACTTAATGACAAAACCCGAGTACGCTCATACATTTGTTAGTAACGATAATAAAGAAACAAAAACAAAAAATAAAAAATAAAAAATCATGGCTATATCTTACACCGCTGTAGAATTTCGTGGTAAAGCTACTCCCGAAATTTTCAAAGAGCTGTATTTCTCTAACGACACTTTGGACAAAGGTTTAGTAACCTTCCAAGATGACGTAAAATACGACACAATCTTCAGTGACGCTGCTGTTACTGTAACTCAACAAGCTTGGACTGCTGGTTCTCCTTCAGCTTCGGGTGCTATCACTTTAACTGATACTCAAATCATCCCTGTAAAGGTTGAGTATTACGATGAATTTATTCCTTCTGCTGTTGTTTCTGGACGTTACAAAACTTCCATGAAAAAAGGTATTTGGAATGATGTAAGTGACGAATTTATGCGTGTGGTTCTTGATGACCTAATCGCTGGTAAAGTTTCTGCTGATGCTGAATCTAAATTCTGGAATGCTGCTAAAACTGCTACTAAGACTGCTGTTGCTGCTTTAACTCCCGGAACTGGTCAAGCTTCTGTAGGTGCTGCTGAACAAACTTACGTTGCTTCTTTAACTGCTTCTCAATTTGATGGTGTTGTAACTCGTATGATTTATAACGCTGGTGCATTGGGTGGACGTGTTAAAGTTGCTGGTACTACTATAAGTTCTTCTAACATCGCTACTGAATACGCAAAAGCTTACGCTGCTATCCCTGCTGTTAACTTAGCAAGCGGAGAACAACCTGTAATCTACGCTCCTAAATCTCACAAGCAATTAATTAACTTATCTAACTTAACTGCAACTAACTTTATAAAAGTATTTGACGTTCAAGGTGGAGAATATTACTATGCTGGTTTAGTTATTAAATTTGTTCCACTTCCTGAGAACTGTGTAGTAATTGCTAAGCCTTCTGACCTTCACTGGTGTACTGACACAACTTCTGACATCACTATGATGAAAGTTATGCCAGTATCTAACTTCAGCAAAACTTGGGGTTATAACGTAGCATTCACTGAATTTGCTCACGTTACTCACCAATCTGCTAACGTACTTTATTTAGGATAATAACAAGGGGGTGTAATTCCCCCTTATTTTAAACAAAAAAAATATGCCTTGCGCTTTAACATCTGATTATTCTTACGTAGGTTGTAAGGGTGGTGCTGGTGGAATACGTCGAGTACTTATAACAGAGTACGCTAACGTAAACAAAACCACTACCGTAATTGCTTCCGGTGTAATAACTACCTTAGGTATGGTAACTACAAAAGAGTTCAAAGAATACCTATTGGATAAAGAGATGGGAATGTTTACTGATAACATGGCTCAAACTCTTGCAAACGGTACTATCGTTTACACCCCTGTAATCGACTTTACCGTAAAAGGGCTAACAACTGCTTTAATTCAAGAGCTTAAGTTAGTAAGTCAAAATACCTTAATGATGATTGTAGAAGATGAAACCGGTTCATACTGGATGTTCGGATACGGTCGTGGTATGGATTTATTAACTGCTTCTAAAGAAAGTGGTACAGCACTTGGTGATTTCCGTGGACAAAAACTTCATTTTGAAGGCAAAGAATCTGAGCCTATCTATGGAGTGAGTTCAGGTATCATCGCTGCTTTATTGTCACCTGCCGCCTAATATATATCCCTCGTTGGGAAAGAAGAGCCTCACAAATAGTGGGGCTTTTTTTATTTATGCCAAAATAAAATTTAATGGTATTTATAAATAGTGATTAAATTAACTACAAATACAACTCAAAACGTTTATTTAACTTTAACTGAAAAGGTTACTTTAACTAATCCAAAGTTTTTATTTGAGTTTATCAATAACGAATCTCAATCTAAATATTACTGCATCTCTTCTAATCTTTCAACACATAAAGGGAGATTTGATTTATTTAGCATTCAAGTTATGACATCTCCTAATAATCTTATAGGGCAAATAAGTCTATCTGTTGGAGAGTATGATTATAACGTTTACGAACAAACAAGTACTACTAATTTAAATCCGTCAGGACTTAATAAGTTAGAGAATGGAAAGTGTATAGTATTTAATTCATCACCAAGCACTACAACTGAATATAACGGTGCTTCGCTTACAGATGTTATTTATGAAGGAGCTTAAAAAATTATCCGACAATATATATTTAGTTAATCTCAAGGCACAACAAGCCCCTGAGAATTATTTAAACAAGTCAAAAGGTATTATCTCATGGGGTAAGAAAAATGATTATCCCTCTTACTTACTTTATTTATATGAGAATCACGCGGAACATGGCGGTATTATTAATGGCAAGACGCGCTATGTTGTCGGTACTGAAATCGTACCAAGCGTTGATACTAACGAAGTTAAAGCGTTTTTAAGTAAGGCTAATCCTTATGAAAGTTGGTTTGAATTATCTAAAAAATTAAAAAAGGACCAAACTATTTATAACGGTTATTCAGTTAAAGTAACTACTAATATGCTTGGAGTTCCTTTATACTTTGAGCATATAGA